TGAACAATTCTTAGCCAAGGCCGCAATTGAGTTTGATAAGGGCAACATTTCCGAGGATGTGTTTAACGTCATCAAGACGGCCTACGACAAGATGCCAGAGCTTTTGGGTGGTTTACTGCTCAGCGTTAGAGCACCAACGGGAAGTTCGCAAGGCAGAGCAGCCGGCCAGTTCTTGCCGTTTAGCCGAGTTGTTCGTCTGTTCAAAGGAACCAGCGGCGTTACTGATCCCGTCACCATCCGGCACGAGCTTACCCATAGCTTGGAGCAGATGATGACTCCCGAACAGCGGGCGGTGGTTGCTCAATCTTGGCTCAAGGGATTGCAGGCGGCTATCAAGAAGAACCCGGACGAGAAGCATCAAAAGTATTTCCATGCGGTCATGGACTTTATTGATAGGCCAACTGAGGAAAATTTCCGCAAGGCGCAAAATCTTTTGCCAAGCTATGACATGTATCAGTACATCAACCCATCTGAGTTCTGGGCAGTCAATGCTGAGAACCTAATGGCTGCTGAGCTGGGAAATGCATGGGGCAAGTTCAAGCGAGCTATTGCTAGGTTGTGGGAAGGCCTGAAGAATGTCTTTGGCTTTGACAACCGCTATGTTGTTCAGAAGATGTTCAAAGATGTCATGAACGGCAGCAAAGAACGCATCTCTAAAGAAATGCTGATTGATTTGGTTGGTAGTGCAGGTGTTCAATTTGATACGTTCGAGAACATTGAGGACGACAAAAAACTGCTGGAGAAATACAACCGGCCCAACACACCACAGCTTGATCAGTCGCCGCTTAAAACACAGGCTGTTAATGCGGGCAAGTTGGGCAAAGACTTCTTTACCTATGCGGTATCTGATCCGCTTGAAGCTCTGGGCACCGCTGCAAACTCAGTTGACAGAGCGATTCTGTATGCCCGCAATAAGAACGTCTGGTTTGGATCTGGCCTGAATGCCGCTGACTTTTCTAAATACAACGGCGACTTAATAACAAGCCAAGGTTTGGCAACTGCATCTGTGGCGCTGGATAACGCAATCCGTGGTGGTCAGATTGCAACCGAGGTGATTTTTCAAGGCGGGATTAAGTTTGATCAGAAGAGCCGTAACTTTGTTGCCATCAAGCGCGACAAAGGTATGCGCGGTGTTTATGAGGCAGAAGGCGCACTCAAGAAGCGTTTGGGCGATCAGTTGGGTACAGACATTATCCAAGGTTACCTGGAGGCCAAGCGTAGCCGTAGCATCCAGAACGAATACTTTGATCGTGAAGTTGAGTATGAGTTCTTCAAAAGCAACTACGAAGAGCTGTTGGCATCCGGCGCTCCACAAGAAGACATCATGGCTGCCCGAGATGCTATGGCCGAGGCCAAAGAAGGACTGGCAGCCATCGAGGTGGTCTATAAAAAGATCAGGATGTCCGATGAAGAGATCGATGACTTCATCGCCAGAGATGCAGTTCATCCAGAGCTGCGCAAGATCATGGACAACTGGACAGCCATCAATCAAAACATGCTGGCGTTCTGGCGGCAGGTTGGCCTGTTGTCTGAGAAGCGGTACGAGAATTTATCAAACATCAAAGACTATGTTCCTTGGCAGCGGATCATGAATGACGAAACAGACGTTCATTCGCCCGTACAAGCCAGCAATAGAAAGATGACCAATATTGGTCTGGAGAAGCTGTTCAAGAAAGGCAAGCCAACGGTCATCACTGACTTTGTGGCCAAGGATGGACAGCAGGACTTCAAGATTCAACCCGCCGCTGAGGTGGAGGTAGAAATCAATGGAAGCCCAGTAGATTCTGACAAGTTTACTGTGACGCCTGATGGCCAAGTCAAGCTCGATGTGCCGGTTACAGCTGGCGATCTGGTGGTGTTCAAAGCCAGTAGAGAGATTGAGAACATCATTGACAACATGACACGCAACGTCATGCGCATGACCATGAACGGCCTGCGTCAGGCGGCTGCCCAGCGGATCGTACTGGAGTACGCAACCCGCAACAAAAAGGGCAAGATCATGGTGTTCCCCAAAGCCGACAAGGAGCGGGGAAGATTTGATTTTATTGTCAATGGTCAGCGTGTGATAGTGGAGATCCAAGATCCCCTCATCGCAGAATCTATCTTTGGGATGGAGAGTTTGGATATTGCCATGCTGGCTCCGCTGGCTGCTGTGGCTAACTTTACCCGTCGCACGATTACTTTGTCTGGCGTGTTCCAAATCAAGCAGGTGTTCAAGGATGCGCCCACGGCTGCACTTGTGACCGGCGTAAAGCGCCCACTGGTACTGATTGGCGGCGTCTACAAAGGCTTTGTCACCAGCCTGCTGAACACAGATCCAACAGTGAAGATTCTGAAGGCGGCAGGTATTGGCGGCTTCCAAAGTCCTGCTAGGACTCCAGAGGCGGAGATCAAGCGTCGTTTGGGTATCATGAACCGCAACGTTTTTGACTTTGTGATCAAGGGCTTGGATCATATTGGCGATGCATCAGACATGGCCCAGCGTGTGGCGGTGTACAAACGTGTCTTGGCAGAAACAGGCAATGAAACTCAAGCTTTGTATCAAGCGGCCAATGTGATTAACTTCTTGCATCACGGCTCTGGTCAGGCTGCACAGGCGCTTGTGAAGACTGTGCCGTTTTTGGGCGCTTATGCCAACTCGATGGATGTCTTGATCCAATCTTTGGCTGGCGGAGGATTAAAAGGCAGAAGCCGTGCAAATGCGCTGGCTCGTCTGGCCATGACCGGAACATTATTAACCGGCATTGTTCTGCTGTACTGCATGCTGGTTGGCGATGATGACGATTACAATCAGATGGATGACCAGACCAAGATGCGGAACTTCATGATTCCTGGCACAAAGGTTATCCTGCCAATGAACACTAGCGCCGCCTATTTCTACAAGGCTGTACCTGAGATGATCTACAACAAGGTCGTCAAAGAAGGAACCAAAAACGCTGTGGATGAGAGGCGTTTGCGCACGGCATTAAAAGAGGCGGCCATAGATATGTTGCTTGGCCCAACCCCAGTGCCATCCGGCATCAAGCCATTGGTTGAGATTGGCCTGAACAAAGACTTCTTCACTGGTCGGCCTGTTGTCCCTGAATCCTTGGCCAAGCTCGAGGCGGCTGAGCGCTATACAGCAGAAACCAGTGAGGCAGGTAAGTACTTGTCTAGCTTGACGGGCACCAAAGAAACTCGCCTCTTAGATCCCCTTGAGGCTGATCACATCATCAGGGGTATCTTTGGTACTGCTGGCGCTATGGGTCAGTGGTTCTCCAACAGCATTGCCGTTGCCAGTGGCGAGCGAGCAGCTATGACCGACAAACAAAAGCCTATTACAGGCTCGTTCTTACGGGCAGATGTTGGCCGTCGTAATGAAGATCTGTTCTATGACTTTAAGGCCGAAGTTGATAAGCGGTATGGCACCTTTGCCAAGATGTTGGAACGGGAAGATGAGGCGGCAGCTGATGCTTATGAAGAGAAGCACAGCGACATCATAGACTTCTACAAAGATGTCAATAAGATTGACAGCGAGCTCAAAGAGATCAATGCCGAGATTCGTTACTATGGGGAGAGTAAGGATACTGGCCTGACCCCAGATCAGCGCCGAGAGGAAATCAAGCAGTTACAACTTGAGAAGCAAGAGCTGCTTGACGACATTATCGAGATGCGAAAGGAAGCTGGGCTATAAAAAAAGGGGGGCCGAAACCCCCCTTAAACTCTCAACTTGGCAACTGCATTAGCAGTCCGCCTATCATAAGGTATGGATCAGGATTGTGCAACCGCCGTCTTTCCTAACCTCTTGCCGCACAATATGTAGCTCATCGATCTGGCTGTCTGACTCGTAACAGCCGGCATGTTCACAGGCATCGAGCAAAGCCTTGAGCACGTTATCCACATCCCGCTTTCTACGGTCTGGCGGGAACAGGGCGACATGCACTGCCAAGCGGCCCTCTAGCCCAACGATCCCCTGAGTGGCGGCCTCTTCTGCTACCGCCTGTCTAAACACCCTCCCCCGCTTGCTGATGTAGCGCATGTTGCCACTGGACATCCAGTAATGGTTAACGCTTGGGGGGTAGGGGAGTAACAGTTGTATGTGCATGCGCGGATAGTAACACTTCTCACCCAAATATGCCACACATGAATTTATATGGGTACGACCTGTTGACATGCAGATAAAAATATTGCAGAATTTGTTTGTGTCTATCAACTTGGAGGAAAGCAGACATGATTCTCACGAACAAATACAACATACCGCAGACGTTTGTCAACGTCGTCAAGCGGCCAACTTACAGCAAGGGACGGGCTAATCTCAGCGTTACCCAGCTGATCAACAGCCCCAAGATTGTGGCTCTGACTCAGAAGTTTCAAGATGAATTGGAAGAGGACGTGGCCGACATGGTGTGGTCTATCTTTGGTTCAGCGGTGCATACCGTCTTGGAACATGGGAAGGATGACAACCACATTGTTGAGGCTCGACTGCATGCTGAGCTCGATGGCTGGAACATCAGCGGCGCCATTGATCTGCAAATAGAAACGCCCGAGGGCATACAGATTCGGGACTACAAGACCACCAGCGCATGGGCGACCATGAACGACAAGGCGGAATGGGAGCAGCAGCTAAACATCTATGCGTGGTTAGTAGAGAAGGTGCGCAAGGTCAAGGTGATTGACTTGGGTATTGTGGCCATCGTGCGGGACTGGAGTCGCCGTGATGCCGCTAATCGGGAGGGTTACCCTGAAGCTCCCATTAAAGAGTTGCCCATCAAGCTGTGGCCATATGAGGAGCGGGAGGCTTTTGTGCTAGACCGGATAGCTCAGCATTCGGCCTGTGAGTTTGCCATGGAAGCCGGCGAATTGTTGCCGCCCTGTACGCCGGAGCAGATGTGGGAGAAGCCAACTGTGTATGCGGTTCGCAAGAAAGGCGGCGTTCGAGCCAAGTCGTTACATGAAACGCAAGAGGCGGCGGATGAGGCGCTTGCCGGCTTGGGGAGAGATTATGAGTTGGACATTAGACAGGGTGAGCGTACTCGCTGCGCTAACTTTTGTTCAGTAAACCAGTGGTGCGCCCAGTGGCGTGATTATCAAGCAAAGGAGGAAGTATGAGTGCCAACTATTACCAAGTTGGAGGCGGCCATTACACGGCCAAAGATGTCCAGCCATGGGATGCCATGAAGTCGTGGATGACCCCAGAGCAGTTTGAGGGCTATTTGCGTGGCAATGTCATCAAGTATCTAGCCCGCTACCCTGAAAAGGGCGGCGGCCTCGATCTCTTAAAGGCTCGTCACTATTTAGAGAAGCTTCTAGAAGAGGTCGATTCCAATGAGCAACCCGTTCGTAAACCAACCAAGAAAGTCAAAAAATGACAGTACATCGCAAGTTAATGGAGGCCAGGGTACGGCTCCAGTCTACCGAGCTCAAGAAGTCAGGGCTCAATAAGTTTGCTGGTTACAGCTACTTTGAGTTGGGCGACTTCATCCCCGCTATCCAGCAGATCTTCTATGACGTGGGTCTGTGTGGAATCGTCAGCTTCAAGTCTGACTATGCCGAGCTATCGATCTATGACACTGAAGACGGCACCATGGTCATGATCACCTCCCCGATGGCTGATGCCAATCTCAAGGGCGCTCACCCCATCCAAAATTTGGGCGCCATGGAATCGTATCAACGCCGTTACCTGTGGATGACGGCGCTCGAGCTCGTTGAGCATGATGCGATTGATTCATCTGCTGGCGCCGATGCCTCCAAGCGGGTTGAAGCTCCCCCTCCCCCAGTTGCGGCAAAGCCAAGACCTCCTGCTGTTATTGAGGGTGATGATGGTGAGTGGATGATGAAAGTAACACTGAGCCCCGAAGGCTCATCAGAAGATTGGCTGTCTGCCGTGAGTGCAGCCGCAAGTCTGGCTTTGAAATACGCATCCTCGAAAGATGATGTTATGAAAATCTTCAGGAAGAACAAACAGCTTTTCGATGTTGTTAAGAAAACCGATGCGGATTTCTTTACAGAGTTGATGGCCCAGTTCACCACAGTTAAAAACAAATTTACGGAAACAGCATGAGTACATACATTCCAAAACCAAACACAGGCACCTTGTGGCCTAACGATTACAAGCGCACAGAGCAGCACCCAGACAAGCGCGGCGACTTGGTGCTGGACCGAGAGTTCCTGCGTCAGATGCTGAGCAAGACTACGGGGCAGTCCACTGTGACGATTCAAGTTTCCGGTTGGATCAAAGTAATTAACGGCAAGGACTGTCTGTCCATACAAGCTTCTGAGCCTTATGTGAAGCCAGATGCTGCGCCACCAAAGCCGGCTCCGCAACAGATCAACGATGAAGACATTCCTTTTTGAGGCGGTCGCATGAAAACTCTGCAATTTGAGGCCATCAAGTTGGCCATCAAGCAAGACAAGGAGGGGTATGTGCTAACGCTACGCATGCACCCCGACGAGATCCCCGACGAGTTGTTGCGTGACTTTGTGGGAGCTCGGTATCAGTGTGTCATGGTCAGGCTTAATGCAGTAGACAAGCCTTTGATCCGTGAGCAAGAGTATGCCGGCGATCAGTTTGTTTCTAAAGCTGGCGCCCTGTGCCGTGACCCAGCATTTTGGCAATATTTGCATGAGGACTTGCAAATCTTGAAAGCTTCAGAACCAGAGGCGACTGAGTGGCTGCGGAATTATTTGGGCGTTCAATCACGAGCCGAGCTAAAGACCAACGAAGTGGCCCGCAATAAGTTGAACACAATTCATCAGGAGTTTATGGTATGGAATCACGAAAGTTAATACCGTACTCTGTTTATCTTCCGCCGGAATACTACGCGAAGATTAAGCAGGCGGCGCAGCACAGGCAGGCATCGAGCTTAGTTAGGGATGCCATTGTGATGATGCTGGATGGCGGTGATGTTTATAAGAGCGGCTACAACAAAGCCATCCGAGATTCCGCCAAGGTGATCTATGACTGCAAAGAAGCTCAAATGGTTGCGGTCCATGGCCGGGACCTTGGGGCGATCTTGACTGACCAGATTAACGATCTGGTGATGAAGTAATCGCCATGAGACGCAAACACCCAAGGGGACAAACATGAAACAGCACTTCTGCTCTGCTGAGAATTCATTGATTCAATATGAAAAAGAATGCAATTGGTGCGGCGAAAAGGAATGGGTAGGGTTGACGGATAGAGAGATGAAGGACGCTATACAAATGGATGACTCACCCGTGGAGATGGGGCGCAAGATTGAAGCCAAACTCAAGGAGAAGAACACATGAGCGATAAATTTGAAGATGAAGTTCAAGCGGCATTTCCTGACCGATACCGAGATGGCATGACCTTGCGGGACTACTTTGCGGCAAAGGCTATGTTAAGGACAAGCGTGGGTTCATCCTACGAACAGCTTGCAAAGACGGCTTACGAAATCGCAGACGCAATGATGAAAGCGAGGGAGGCATGATTGAAAAAGATGACACCATCAAGAACTATGTCCCCATTGGAAGCATTGAGTTGAAGTTGGCTGTGGCAAGGGCAGAGGGCTACGCCATTCGGGTTGAAGAAACAAGGTATCACCACGTTGTTGATGGGACAGTTGTTACCAGCGTAGATGAGAGCAAGCCAAAATATTATTTCTTCAACGACCGCCCCCTACCTGCGCTTGACCCATACCGCATTGCAATGGAGTTTTATTTGAAGGAGAAGAACACATGAAACCATACGGATACATTTGGACAAAAGATAAACACGAACCTAAGTTCTTTTGGACTGAGCGTGAGGCTACGGATGTTCAAAAAAACTTTGGGGGCGAAGTTGTGCCTGTTTATAAATGATTGACCGAATCATTCTCAGTGCGGCGCTATCTGTGACTGGATACAACGGACTCTTTCCCGACCCGCCACCACCATTGACCCTTCAACAAAAAGCAAAAGAGAAATCAATCAGCGGCATGTGCGACAGGAAACCAAAGAGCAAGGCAGCAAAAGATTTGTGTAGAAGATGGAGAAAACAAAATGCTTGAGCGCATCAGAACTTTTTTTGGCAAGGTGTACGGCCAACACGCAAACAAGACAACCATTGTTGAACAAGGGTCAGCGTGGTACTGCACCGACTGCAAGCTTGTGTTCTTAACTAAACAAGCTGGCGACCAGCATAGCTGTGAATATCGTTTTCAAGATTCAATAGTAAGGATGAGTAAAGATGCAGAAAAAGAACGTATTTGATTGGCGGGGGCCGAGTGTTTTTTCACTTGATAAGAAGATGAAGCAAATGGCAAGCGGAGCTAGGGCTGGGCAGCTTGCAAGCCAACGAGCGATGGACAGGCTCAGCGAGAGAAAACAAATCATCATCTACAGCAAGGGGAAAGACAGTGCTAAAACCGAAGCGTGAAGTGACCAAAAACGGTAGAAGCGTTAGTGCCAAATTAACACAGAGTGAATACGAAGAGTGGGTCAAGCTTGGCAAAGGCAAGTGGCTGCGGGCGCTTTTAAAAGACAGTAAATTTGAAAGGAAGAAACCATGTGGGACGTAGCTGTGACATTTATGTTGATGTTGTTTGGTGCGTTTACTTTAATTGCATTTGGTGCAATTCTTATTTGGACGTTGTACATAATACAGAACGGAGATCGAGATGAATGAAGAAGATGAAGCGTTCAACGAGATTGAGCGACAAGCAAAGCAGCGCAAGGAGTCGGTGAGGGCCTCAATGCGTAGCGTA